CCGCCTGAACCATCCAGCCATCGAGTATGTTTGATGGGTTCTCAAGATTGGGCGAAGCTGAAAGGTTCTGAACGCTGTTTTGAAGGCAGTCGTAAAGCCACACTTTACCACTGATTAGCATCAGGATAAACGTCGCTCCGTTGTCGCCGATGTACGGAAGCGCACACTGGAACACGCCGGTCAAATTGCTCGAACCATAGCACTCCTCGGAGTAGCCGTCCGCCGTGACATTGGTTTGATCCGCAGTAACGAGTGTGCTGTCTGCCGTAATCGACAAGCATACGTCGTAATCTTTCTGGATGAAACCGGGTCGAGGAGAGATGAATCCTTGTCGAAAGCTGGCATTTACCGCGAAGGCGACCTGATTTTTGTCCACCTCAGACGGCATCACACCAGCGTCAATGCCACCCTCAAAGGTGACAGACCCATCCGTGTACCGCCGTGGTGCGCGTTCGCTCATGGCTTAAGCCTGAATCCGCTGGATGGAGAATGATGAGTTGACGTTAAACAAAGATGTGTTTGTTGCCGATGTTATAAAAAGTTCGTAGAAATCAGAAATCGACGCTTGATCTAAAACCTCTACAGCAACAGGCGGCTCATCTACCGCTGATATGCGGTATCCAACACTGTAAATAGGTGTTCCGTTCTTTCTGATTTGTAGAGTTATGTCGTAAACACCGCCAACAAATCCATTATGAACTATAGAGCTTAACCTATAATACCCAGAATTTGCCGCAACAAACCTTCCGGTTGCGGGAGTAAATCCTGATACCGTATCAATTCCAGAATAGGTTACTGACGGGTAGGTAGTCGAATTGAACGGGTTGCTTGCAACGGCGCTCATTGTCGGCGCATTTGAAGTAACCCTCCGCGTAAACGTGACGTAAGTGAACGCTGCTCCGCTGGCTGTCGATGCGATGCTAATCGTGCCTGCACCGGGCGTAATCGTGATGTTCGACCCTGCGGTCAGACTTGCCAGCGTGTATCCCGTTCCGTTGCCAATGAGCAGTTGGCCATTGGTAGGTATGGTTGCGACGTTCGTTCCACCGTTTGCAACCGGCAACACGCCGCTGATGTCTCCCACAGGAACCGTTGCGACGGTCGATAGAAATCCAGATCCGCTCGACCCTTGGGTCTTGAGATAACCAGATGAAAATGAATTGAGCGCCGTCGCGCTTGGAACCGATGCGTCGGGAGTTCGAACAATGTACGTCGCTGCGGAGGATGCTCCGCCAGACGCTCCTGCCGCACCCGTAGCGCCAATTGCACCCGACAGCGTGATAAGTGAACCAATAGGAATCACCGTCGTAGGAATCGCATTTGGGATTCCGAGAACGCCTGCAAGTGGGTTTTGTAGGGTTACCAGCAAACCGTCTACCGATGTAACCTGCAAGTAGCCGCATCCCTGAACCGATACAAAAAATTGTCCAGCAACCGACTCTGGAAGAAACGAAGTGTTCGCAACCGCAACGACAACCGATGCTCCAAACGTCGGAACTACAAACGACGCGGTCGTATACGAGAACGCATTTTCCCCGTTCGCGCCGTTTGTTCCGTTAGTACCCGCAGCACCCTGTGGTCCGGGGACGTTCACGACAACCGGAACGGTATCGCAAGGCTGGCAACAGCCGGTTGAAGAAACAAGTTGCGACGGCATATTTTTCCTTTGCCAGACCGTCAAGTCCAGCGAGAACTAATGCAAGGCCAAACTATGCCAGAGCAAGTGTCAGAGCATCCATTGATCGACCACAAGTACGGGATTCGTTCGCCAGTCAAGATTCCAGACCTAGAACTGGAACTTTACGCATTCCGAAATCGGCTCCAACCGAATGAGGGCGGACTGGGTACTTTCGATCATTTTCGTAACGCCACGAAAATGTTATGGCCGAAGATGAGCTGGAACCCGTGGCTCGAAGCACAAGTCGAAGGTCTTTGTGAACACGACTACGTCGGATGGGCCGGTTGCGGTGCGAGCGGAAAGACTTTCGGCGCGACGCTCTTTGCGACTGTTTGGTGGCTGGCAAACCCCTCCAAGACAACCGTTGTTCTTACGTCTACGACGGCAAAGATGATCCGAAAGCGTATGTGGGCCAATCTTCAAGATCTTGTTCGGAAATCACGCGGATTCCCCGGAAACATGGTCGATTCGAAGATGAGTCTTCAAGCCATCAAAGGCGACGACCGACATTCCATTTCCGCTATCGCCGTCGCCGAGGGCAACACATCCAAGGCTGTGGCCAACATTCAGGGCATCCACGCCGAGCGTGTGATGGTTATTATCGACGAAGCTACGGATACGCCTGAAGCGGCTTTCGAAGCGTGTACGAACCTTTCTAAGGGTTGCCGCGAGTTCAAGATGTTGGTCATCGGAAACCCTGCCTCAAAGTTTGATCCACACGGACGCTTCTGCACACCGACAAAGGGTTGGCGCAGCGTAACGATTGAAGACCAGCATTGGCTGACAGAACGCGGGATGTGCCGACGCTTTGACGGCATGAAGTCGCCGAACATCAGCGAGGGGCGCACGAAGTATCCGTACCTTATTACTCAGGATCAGGTCTTGTCGGCAATGCGCCATGAGGGCGAGCAAAGCCCTACGTTCTGGAAGTACACACGCGGATTCTGGTCGCCGGACGGCATGGTCAAGACGGTCTTGTCCGAATCATTGATCGAGACGCACACACCTACAAAGAATTTGGTGTTTACGACCAACGTCCAAATTGTAGCCGGTCTTGATCCGGGCTTTGGCGGTGACAGATGTATCCTTCGCTTTGCCAAGGTTGGCACCGCAAACGACAAGGTCAGCATACTTTTTCAGGACATCATCCACATATCCGTCAACGCTCAGCTAACGGAGCCGGTGCATTACCAGATAGCCAATCGGGTTAAAGAGGAATGCAACAAGCGCGGTGTTCCACCGGACAAATTTGGTCTGGATTCAAGCGGTGAAGGCGGTGGTTTGGCCGACATCTTGACCCGCGAATGGGGTGTAATTCATCGCGTTGAATTCGGTGGCTCGCCATCAACGATTCCTGTCAGCGACGAGGACAGTAGGCCATGCAATGAGGCTTACGATAGAAAGGTGACAGAACTCTGGTTCTCGATGCGTAAATGGGCCGTTGAAGAGCGCCTTGGCGGCATGGATATCGAGACACTTCAAGAGTTCTGCGCCCGTATGTTCGATGATTCCAAGCGGAAGATATCGGTCGAATCCAAGACCGTGATGAAGCAACGGACGGGAAAATCGCCTGATTTGGCCGACGCTGCTGTAGTCTTGCTTGATCTGGTCCGCAAAACTGCTGTTTTAGAGCCGCGCTTCACAAAGATGGATAAGGTCTGGGAAAAGCTAGTGAAGGACGCAGATTCAATTTACTACGACGAAACGATTGAAGCATGAGCAAAACCACTGGTTACAAAGTTCTGAACGAACACATGGTCATCCCCGGCGGATGGCATTACCGCATTCCTGAGACTGGGATTGAAGTACCCGGAGGATCGTGGGCGCAGCTCCATGAGTTTGTTCGCAATCACTACACGGCAAACGCGATTCAAATCCCGAGCAACCTTGACGATTTAATCACCGAATATGCGTGTCGTAACGGTGCCGATTGTTCTTACAACGAAGTTAATGTTCCCAAGCCAGAGGGACGTAAATCGCTTCAGATCGGCGATGTCATTCGGTTCAGCATGAGTCTTCTCCACGGACTTACGGTTGGCGGCGGTAAGGTGGATCAGGCGGAGGCGAATCGACGCGCAAGCATCTGCTCGACCTGCGTTTACAATCGAAAACCACTCGGATGCACAGGATGCAACGCCCGTGTGCTAAAGGATGCTGTCAAAACTTTCTCTCAACACGGCAGCACTCCGGTAGACGAAAGCCTGCAAAGCTGCGAGTTTTGCGGTTGCTTTATCAGAAGCATGGTTTGGTTTCCCATTGAAACCCTTCATAAATTCTCGGACGCTACAGAGAACGAAAACCTTCCGGCTCACTGCTGGAAAAAACGACCATGTACGGAAACCTAGCCCAACTGCCGCTTGAAACTATCAACGAAGACGGCAAAGCGCCTGAAACGCGCATAGCCGACGCGGCATCCGCTCGCGAAATCTTCCAGAAGCTTATCATGGCCGATGAGCTGCGTAATAGTACGCGAGCCAAGCTGCGCGGTCTGGTCGATGGAAATCCTCCGTACAATCCAGCAGAACTGCGTCGCAACAACCAAGCGTTCCGCACCAACGTCAACTTCCGTGAGTCGGAAGCGTTCCTCACGCTGGCAATGTCCGCCTTCTACGACGTGTTCGCCGAGGTTCCGACCTACACGAACATTCGCACCGCGTACGGTAATGACATGGATAAGCGGGAGGAATGGTCGAAGATTATCACCGAGGAGTTTGACCGGCTCCAGAAGCTCGACAAGGACTTCGACTACATCATGCAGCTCTCGCAGCGTGAGATGGTTCTCATTGGCGATGGTCCGCTGATCTTCGAGGACAATACCAACTGGCGCTGCAAAGCCATCATGGCGACGGATCTACTCGTCCCAGACGGCACCAAGTCAAACGTAAGCGACTGGAAGGTGGCCTGCGTTCGCACGCGCATGGGCGTGGATGATCTGTTCGAGAAGATCCAAGACGAAGAGGCGGCAAAAGCTTCCGGTTGGGATGTCGATTATGTCCGCCAGCGTATTCGCGCTGCGATGCCCGAACCGTATCGTTCAGGCGTTCAATACGACTGGGAGTTCTTCCAGAAGCAGCTTCGCTCAAACGACATCACGTTTTCCGCTCGTTCCGAGGTGGTGCTGATGTGCCACGTTTTCTACAAGGAATTCGATGGTCAAATCAGCCATGTAATCATCGACGAGCGCGACAGCGAAGACTTCATGTATCGCAAGCTTCGCCGGTTTAGCCGGTGGGAGCAGGTCATTCATCCGATGTACTACGACCGTGGCGACGGCGAGCATCACGGCGTTAAGGGCTTGGGCATCAAGATGCTTCAGCCGATGGAACTCAAGAATCGCCTTCGCTGCTCAATGGTAGACAGCGCGTTTGCGAGGACTCAGATTCTATTTCGACCCCTGAACGCCAATGCACTGAGCAAGACAAGCGTCGTACAGCAAGGACCGTATGCCATACTTCCGCCAGATTACGAAGTCGTTCAGCAGAATATTGCTGGAGTTCTGGATGCTCCAATGGCGGTCAATGCGGACCTTGAAAATGTTCTTCAAGGCAATCTCTCTCAGTATCGCCAATCGCTCAACAAGCCGCAGGGCAACCCCCGTACAGCGACGGAAGTCCAAGCCATCGTCTCGCAGCAGTCGGCCATCGGTAAGACCCAGTTGAGCCGATACTACACTCAGCTCGATTCTTTCTTTGAGGAACGGTACAACCGCGCTTCGAATCCTAATCTGAACCCGATTACGAAGTCCGATAAGGACGCCATTGAGTTCCAGCGTCGATGCAAAGAGCGCGGCGTTCCCGTGCAAGCGATGATCGACATCGACTACGTTGAGGCGACTAGGACTGTGGGCCAAGGTTCACAGTTCGCTAAGCAACAGCTTCTTGGTTCGCTTCTCCAGTTGTCCGGTTCGCTTCCAGAGGGCGGCAAAATTAACCTGCTCAAGGACTATATTGCCGCACAGGTTGGCCAACAGATGGTGGATCGTTATCTGCCCTCTCAGCTCCAGTCGTCTCGTACGCAGGATCAAGCCGCTCTGGCCGTTCTCGAACACGCCTCGCTGCGTCAGGGCAACATGCCGCTCGTCACCGATACGCAGAATCAGATCATTCACATCGAGACTCACCTTGGCGCGGCGAACGAAGCAGCGTCATCGCTTCAAGGTGGCGGTAACCCAGAAGAAATCATGCTCTTCATGCAGGGTATTGGTCAGCATGTTCAGCAGCACATCCAGAGGCTCGCAACCGATCCGTCGCGCAAGCAGCAGGTCGATGCGTACGTCCAGCAGCTCGGGATGCTCGGTCAGACCGTCGAGCAGCTTGGCCAGATGCTCCAAGAACAGCAGCAAGCGATGGCTCAGCAGCAGCAAGCTCAGGCGATTCAGCAAGGCTCCGATCCTCGTACAGCCGTGATGAACGCGGAGGTTCAGGCGAAAATCGCTCGCCAGAACGCCGAGACTATGGCCAACATCCAGCGTCAGAACACGAAGGCGATGGCAGATTTGTCACGCCGGAATGCGAAGACAACCGCTGATATTCAGCGTGCGAATGCAACTGCGGAATCCAACTTGTCGCGTCAGGGATAAAATATGGAAAACGAACAAAATGTCGCTCAATTCATCGCCGATCAGTTCCCCAAAATGGGAGGATGGTGCGATCCGAAAAAGGGGCTTGAAATTGCCAAGCTTGTCCTCGAATCAAAGCCTCAAAGGATTGCTGAAGTAGGTGTTTTTGAAGGCAAGTCAACGCTTGCTCTAGCCTACGCATGTAAGCTCAACGGAAGCGGAACCGTCTATGCCATCGACTCTTGGAAGAAAGAGGACTGTATCGATGACGAGTCTACTGCGAATCAAGAGTGGTGGGCTACGCTTGATCTGGACAGGCACTACGAGGCTTTTGTTGGACACACAGTTCGCGCTGGAGTCGTGAAGAACATTCAGTTCTGCCGTATGTCTTCGTGGGACGCTTCACGATTTCTGCCAGACATGGACATGGTTCACATCGATGCTAATCACGCTGAATGGCCGTCTACGAGCGATGTCGTCAACTGGCTTCCGAAGCTGAAGGTTGGCGGCTATCTGGTCATGGACGATGTGAACTGGGATTCAACTCAGACAGCCCTCAAGTTTGTCCTCAAGCGTTGCGAATTTATTTCGCGATTTGACCTTAACGAGAGCGTATTTGCCATCTATCGAAAGTTAAAGTAACCCCGTGGAAACGGTCGTTATCACGGTGCGAGGTTCTTCTCGCATCCCGCGCTTAAAAGAAAACCTTGAATCCGCTGGAATCAATAGCTATCGGATTTTCTATGGTCTTGATGGGAAGAAGTCTGGGCTAAAGGCCAGCATTCCGTACGAGGTCGATAACCCCGGCTCTGGATACACAATCTGCCACAAGCATGTCGGATGCACGATGTCGCATTGGATGCTCTGGAACGCCCTAGAGTTTGATCCAAACACTCCTGAGATGGTCATGGTGCTTGAGGATGACATCTTGTTCAGGCCGAACTGGCGCGAGACGGTTGAACGCGCTCTAACCAAGCTTCCTGAGAATTGGGATTTGCTCTATCCCGGCTCATGCTGCGTTCACGGCAAGATTAGCCGTGAGTATGATTCCAATCTGTTCGAGGGGATGCCGCTCTGCACCCACTGCTACGTTGTTCGAAAGAAGGCGCTGAAGACGTTGATCGAGACGAACGAGAAAATTTACGCTCCGATTGATTTGCAGATGTATTTCAACAGCAAGCATCACCTCAACTGCTTCACAATTTTCCCGCGTGTTGCCGACCAAGAGGGGATGAATTTAGCCGACTAAAACTATGGGTTCACCATTCAACGGAGACACATTCATTGAGCAGGAGTTTCTTTACCTCAAGGAACGCTTCGAGCTGACGACTGCGGTCGAAACAGGAACGCACGAAGGTGATACGACCATCTGGTTGGCCAAGAACTTCCTGAAGACGGTTTCCTGCGAACTTGACAATGATCGGGTTGAGAAGGCGAAGGAGCGGTTCAAGCGCGAGAATGTCTACGTCGAGATGTTCGAAGGCAGCAGCGATGCCTGCATGAACTGGTTCATCCCGCATCACGGCGTTGGACACGACACAATTTTCTTCCTCGACGCGCATTGGAACGACTATCTACCGCTTCTCGAAGAACTTGAGGCAATCAATCGGTTCGATATTCATCCAGTCATCGCAATCCACGACTTCAAAGAACCCACCGGACAGCTTGGGTACGACGCTTACAAAGAACATGAAATATGTTTTGGATACGTCAAAGAGAAGCTAGACGCTATTTATAGGGCTAAAACTTTAACTCAGCGTTATGGCTATAGCTACTACTACAATCATCCGAGCCGATGCACAGGTGCGCGACGTGGCATCATCTACATCCTTCCAAACCGATGAAAGTTGATTTCGAGAATACACCGACCTTCATCGTCTCAAAACCTGAGAGCGAAAAAGAGAAGCGGTGCATCAGATACATGAAGTCATTCGGAATCGATGCGGTTCCGATTTACGGCTTTCGTTCGCATAACTGCGGCATCTCAACCGACTACTATCACACTCGCGAAAAGGAAAAGGCGAAGTGCAAGACCATCGTCGCCGGACTTAGTCACTTCTCCGTCTGGTCGGCCATCAAGTGGATGGTTGAATCGAAGGTAACCGATCATCGCACCTTCTTGATCGTCGAGGATGACGTTGAGTTTCTTGACGAGAACTGGAAAGCAAAGGCCAATGACAACCTTGAGTTTCTGCCGAATGACTGGCACGTCGTCTACCTTGGAAGTTGCTGCGCTGATCCGATTGAAGACCACGGTTACATCGCATCAAACCTCTACAAACTGGTGAGAGGCATGTGTACCCACGCATATCTTGTAAATTACGAGGGCGTTTGTAAGCTCCTCGAAACGAATCAAAAGGTCTGGGCACCAATCGACATCCAGATGCTGGTCGATTCAATGCCAAGGATGAACTTCTACGGGGTTCTTCCAAGGTTAGCTACGCAGGAGAACACAAACTTGTATCCATGATGAAAGACATAATCCGAAGTCTGTCCCTCAAGGCTCTCAAACGATTTGCAACGGGCGGCGATGGTCCGGCTGATCTTCTTCAGGAAATCGAAGACCTTCGCAAAACGCTTGAGATTCGAACCAAAGAACATGACGAGCATCTGACCGAGGTCCGCGAGGAGCGCGATCATTGGCTTGCCCTCTACGATGAAATCAAATTCGCTGCCGAGTTTCTAATGAGCTACGCAAAAAATGACGTCCCCAAGCTGAGTGAACAAACCGATTGGGAGACTGGTAAAATCGTCCTGCCGCAGGAAACGGGGACGTACTACTTCAACCCGGCAATCATGCTCGAACCGGATGGTCGAATCATGCTTTTTGCCCGTCGCTGCCGTAACAAGCGCGAGAAAGACGAGGATGTCTACATCGAGAAGAACGACATTGTCGTGTTCGAGCTGAGTCAGGATCTTCGCGCCACAAAGAAGTCTCTGACCCAGTTAATCTCCCATTACCCCCTTGAACAGTTTGAAGACCCTCGCGTCCTCAAATTCGGCGACAAGTACGGGCTTGCGTGCTGCACATTCGTCCCGTTCAAGAGCTACGCGCACCAAGGGATGTTCCTTCTGGACAAGCATTTTCTGAACGTAGGCCGCTTCGACATGATCTACGGCAACAACTACGCGCAGGCCATGATCAACGATGGCCATGAGAAGAACTGGCTCTACTTCGTCCACGATAACGCGCCGCACATGGTGTATTCGGCCAATCCTCACGTCGTTGTGCGCCTTAATGGGCGTTTAGAGAAGGAGGAGGAATACGTCACCGACGAGTTCAATCCGCTCTGGAAGTTTGGCGAGGTGCGCGGAGGCTCCAATCCGATCCTATGCGACGGCCTGTACTGGACCTTCTTCCACAGCTCGCTGCCGTGGATCAACAAGAAGCGCCGTTACTACATGGGTGCCTACGCTTTCGAAGCGAAGCCGCCTTTCCGCATCGTCCGAATGACGACGCTGCCGCTTCTGACTGGAACGAATCAGCAGGATTGGTGGCCGGGATTGCCTGCGGTAGTCTTCCCGTGCGGCGCATTCTTCGATACCGCAAAGAATAAGTTTGTCGTCTCGTACGGAATCAACGATGTGGACTGTGGTTACATCAAGATTCCGTTGGCCGACTTGCTTGAGGTGACGAAGGTGATTCGACCGAAACGCGACGTCGTCAACAAAGAGAACCCAATCAAACTCGACGAAGTTCTCGATCCAATTCCGCAGAGACATAAACTAAAACGAAACAAGAAATCAAAGTATGATGAACTGGCTAAGAGGCTCGACGAAGAACCGCAAGGAGATGGCGAAAAGCCTGATGGACTTGCCTGAGGTAGACATTCTCGAATGGACAACGGCTGGCCAACAGGGCGAACTTGCGCTTATTTTACGAAATCCGATTCTTCGGATGGCTTTACGCATCGTAGCTGAATCGATGCCGGTGCCTATGCCCTCCCAAGGAAGCAAGGAATCGGACATTGTTTTCGCTGCTGGCGTGACTGCTGGATACGCGCATTGCCTCGAAAACATTCGAAAACTTGCAGTAACCGACACAACGAGAGAACCTGAAGCAACATTTGAAAAACAATACTAACATTTTATGGAAGAACCACTGAACTCACCGACCGTTAACTCCGCGCAAACGCCTGATTTCGAAAGCTCCTTCATCGAATCTTTCAAGGCTAACACTCTTGAGGATGCTGCCGCTGGAGAGGCTAGTGCAAAAGCTTCGCAATTAACCGAGGAGCCTAAGCAGAAGAAGCAAACGCAGCCTAAGTCCGAAGCGAACACCAAGCTCAGCAAGTCTGAGATGGATATCGAGCGGATGTTCAGTCCGAAGGAGAAGGCTCCAGCTGCCGAGGATTCCTCGGCTACTGATGACTCTGGCATCCCTGAGTCGATCAAGTCTACGAAAGCCGCTGATGCTTTTCGCAAGATCAAGGAAGAGAAGGCGCAATTAGCCAAGCAGCTTGAGGAGATGAAGTCTGGCAAGATTGCCAATCCGAACTTTGAAGCTCAGCTCAAGACTTTGCAGGAGGAGCGTGACGCGCTTTCCGAACGTGTTCGACTCCTCGACATTGAGCGCCATCCCAACTTCGTCAAAAAGTACGAGAGCAAGATTACCGGCGTGTTCGACTCGATGAAATCGGTCGTCGGCACGGACGGCGACAGGCTTATTGGCCTACTCAAGTCCCCTGAGAACGATTATCGCAACTCGCAGATCGACGACATCGTTGAGGGTCTTTCGCCCTCCAAGAAGGCGAAGCTTGGCGCTTTGATCGTCAAGTACGACGAGATTAACGGCGAGAAGTCTGCGGAGATGTCCGAAGCGAAGTCCGATTACGAATCGGTTATCTCGAAGTACCAGCAGGAAAACGAGCAAGGCACTCGCGCTGCATTGGAGTCGGCCAATAAGACTTGGACAAAGGTGAGCGAGAATGCGCGTGCGCTTGAAATCTTTGAGCCGCGTGAAAACGACGACGAATGGAACACGGAACTGACTGGCCGACTTAGCCTCGCCCAGCAGATCTTCAATGGCGAGAACAGTGAAGAAGACCTCGCAAAGGCCGCTCTATGGGCCGCTGCCGCACCGAAATACCGCGAGCTTCTCTACTCTCAGGTCGAGGTAAACAAGCGCCTGCAAGCCGAACTAGCGAAGTATCGAGGCAGTGAACCCGGCGTTAGCTCGAAGGCAACGGCTGGCGGCTCCCGTGCATCAAATGCGAATGGTTCGAAGAGCGAGGACTTCGTCACGAACGTCCTGAAGTCGTTAGGACGCTGACCTTACGCGTAGAAACAATTATCCCCCGATTGGTTTCATTACCAGCGGGGGATTTTGCTTTGAATCACTTACGATACGGACCACTGCCACCTTTATAAGGGCCGCTTCCACTTGGCTTCGGCTTAACCGGAGGCTTCGATGGAGGAGACTGCTTGTAAGGTCCGCTGCCACTCCCCTTAACAGACGGTGAACCTTTGTACGGTGCGTTATTGCTCATTTGTCCTTTGGTAGTGCATACCAGCCTTCGTGGATGATGATGCGATTATTACTACGCACCGTTTTGCCGGTAGAGTCAACCACCCAAACCTTAGCCTTAACGCTCTGTGCGAGGCGCACAGGCTCACCGTGGGGGACGTAAATCACCCGGCTCGCGCAGCTCACGCTCATGCTCATCAATGCGAGCAAGCAGACCACGCTTAAGATCGGGTTGTTTTTTCGCATCTTCGCTTGTGACATCCTGCTTCGTCAGCGCGTGAAGCCAGATAACCAGCTTCATCACCAAGTCGGCCAAGAAGTTCATTCAGCTTTGGCAACCTCGGGCGCAGCCTTCGCGGCCTTCTTGTTGTTGTAAACAGACCAGCCAACGCCAGCGATGCTTACGACAGCGCCTACGAGTTCAGCGAGTTGATCAGCACTGGCCAACCCTTTGGCGACGAGGAAACCACCGGCAGCGGTCAAGATGTGGCGGACAAGAGAGGCGAGATTAGGATTCATTTTTCTGTTTTTAGTTTGCGATACAGTTCGAGTGCTTTGACGACGCAGGTTAGAAGCGCGGCGAATGCGCCAAGAGCTAACGACGCAGTCTTGAGATGAGGATCTGAAAATACCGCGTTCCCCAGAATACCGATGATCGGACCACCGACGCCGATTGAGATGTCTCTAATAAAAGCGTGGTGGTCCGTCATCGTGATGGTTAGTTAGCGAGCGGAGCCTGCGATTTGGCTGCGTCGAGGATGATGTCGGCCAGAGGAACGCCAACCTTAGCGTTCTGATAGCCACCGGCTTTGATGGCAATGTCGATGAGTTGGAGGAGGCTATTCACCTGCTCGGTGCTGAGTTCGATCTTGATCATGCGGCGGAAGTATCGGCAACCACCACAGGCTCGGCAACCTTAACCGAAGGCGGCACCGGCGGTAAAGGCTGCGCCGCCCACGGCAACGGAGGAGCGATGATCGGCGGATTGATCTGGTCGTTGATCTGCTGCGTCACGTTCGCTTCGATAGCGGTCTTATCGACTCCATTGGCGTAGCACCAGTCTAGGACTTGCTGCTCGGTCAGGTCTTCGTAAGGCGTAAAGCTACCAGACGGCGGAGCGAACGAGCAGGAGCCGTAGCAGGTGCCGTTGTATTGATCCTGAGTGCCATTGCATCGCCAGTCGGCGGTGATGACGACATTCGTTTCAGAGCCTTCGGTGGGGCGGACGAGAAGGCGTTCGATGATCCAGTTGATAGTAATCATGGGATATTAGGCTTCCAGAGCGGCAACACGGGCGGTGAGTTCTTGGATGGCTTTCACCAGCACAGGAATAAGGTCTTGGCGAACGGACTTGTACGGAGCTTCGCCTTCGGGAGCAGGGTCTTTCCACTCGTCTACAAGATTGGGAAACACTGTCTCAAACTCTTGAGCGATAAATCCTCTGTCGCCTTTGATGTCCTTACCCTTACCGGCTTTCCAATCGAACTTGCGCGGCTTGAGTGCAAGAATCGCAGCCAGCCCAACGTCGATGTCTTTGACGTTCTCCTTTAGTCGAGCATCGGAGATGGCAGATATAGTGGCACTAGTGGCATTAACCGTACCGGCTCCGCTAACATAGAAGCGATATAAACCAGCAGTCGTATTAAAAATGTTGAGATTATCAAGATTTGCCGTCGCGCCATTGATCTGACCGCTTGCTGTAAGTTCGCAACCAAGAGTGCTTGCGCTGAGCGTAGTCTTTTTTACCAGCAAATTCCCACTCGCATCGAGGGTTAACGAGTTGTCTGGACACGTTAGGCTGTATGCGATCTTCTTTCCAGTTGATCCAGCAGTACTGCCAAGGAATCCAGTGGTTCCATCAGTAATTATATACAGCTTATTTGTGCCGGTTGTCTTAGCGAGTGAAATAGCGCAATCAGTCGTACTCTGTAGAGTCAGTTTGTCGGTCGGCGCAACCCCCACGCCCAACCCCGTAGAGTTGAGGGTCATGGCGGTGGAGCCAGCTACGGACCAAGTTGCTACTCCGGTGGAGTCGATGCGGTAGCGTTCGGCGGCGTTGGTAAAAAACACCATCGGATATGCATTGGCTGAATAGACAACCGCAGAATATCCGGTTCCTGTGCTAAATGTTGTGCCTGTGCTGTTATCCCTGCCAAAATAAAAATCACCTCCGGTACTTGTCGCATACAAATATGCGGCGTTGGTGCCAGTCGTTGATTCCAATTTGAATACCGCAGTGGCCGATTTAACATCCAGCGGAAACCCCGGAGTCGCCGTCCCAATACCCACCCGATGGTTCGTCGAATCAACCTTCAGCGTCGAGGTGTCCACCGTCAGATCGCCGGTGATGGTGGCGTTTCCGGGTACGACGATGTCATTGCCGCTCGGGCCGGTGGCCGTGTACAGCTCCGTAAAATTCAGATTGCAGTAATCGAACGAAGTCCGCAGCGGCGTCCCCGTTCCGTCGTTCGGCGATGCGCCGATATTGATGGTTTGCTTTGACATATATGACTAAATGAATGTTACGTTGACCTACAGAAATTCGGTCATGTCCGCCGTGATGCTCGTCACGTCCGCGCTTATCACCGTGTTATCCGCCGTGATATCCGCCGTTCCGCCAAGCGTCGCCGCTTCCCAGAGTAGGCCAATCTCCAGCAGAATACGTTCACGCGGACTCATGCACGAAGCCCCCTGAGCCTCCGCAATTAGTGTGGCCGCATCGGCGCAAGAAATGTTTGCCATGATATTTTAGAACGGATGCGAAGTGATGAACCAAGCCGTACCGTTCGAAATGATGGTAATCGAATTCCATTGCGGGGACAGCACATGTGTGGCCGCTCCGTCAATCGTCTCGGACGCGTACGCATCGACCGTCACCGTATTCGCGCCAGCATTGATGCGCTTGAAAACGTAGATACGACCAGCAACCAACGCTGCCGGGGGCAGGGTCATCGTAATCGCTCCCGCCGTCGCATCGCAGACCAAGAAGTAATCACCGCTCACCACGCTGCCGCTCGTCGTCACCGACCGATACGCACCGCGTGTCGCGCCGCCGCCCTGAAGATATGTCGCAATGCGGTTCTCCAGCGCCAGCTTGGCCAACTCAACCTCCCACGGTGAGCGACATCCCAGCGACGCCGCCTCGTTGATGAGCGTTGCCGCCTCGTCGCATGTGATGTTTGGCATATCGTTCTATGGAAATTGTTATCGTGCCATCGGACCAGCGCCGCGCTGCATCACCTCGGCGATAAATCCACCGCCGCCGGGAGTCGCACCCTCCTCTACCTCCATCTCCTCCTCCTCGCCGCGCTCGGCCAGCTTCTTGCCCTTGGATTTCTTCTCGTATCCGGGAATGGCCACACCATCAATCTCGATGACCTCCGCCTTGCCATTCTTGCCAAGAACGATAGTCGCCATAGTCTGGAACGCTTCGCCCTCCGCAAGGTTCTCGGGGATTTCTACGCCTTTTGGAATCGTAAATGACGGCATACGGGGAGCATTACGCCGCGCATTGGGATGTCAATGTCTAAGCGATAACGGGCAATAAAAAACCCGCCACTAACTTTTCGGGCCAGTGACGGGGTGCCTCACAATAAGGCGCTTTACAAGACATTCAACCTATTGATTCAACCGAGGCAAACCTAGCTCAGAGTTATCGTTGGGCAACACCAATTTTGATCCTTTGGAAATGTTCTCGAACGCGGTCAGCGGTTGCAGGTTTGTCCAATGGCTCAAACCCATAATCTCCTCCGGTGAATTTCCGCTGGCCAACGGAATGCGATGATCAACATGCCAGTACGGACCGTAGTTTTCCCACGTCATTCCATCCCTGAATTGCCTCTCCAAATGACCACGCAGAAAGTCAGGAGTGCAGCCGACAATCTCAAACGTGGCCGACCGTCGCGTCTTCTTGCTGCCAAGATACGCGCGAACTGAGTTTCGAATCGCGTCCTTGAGCCGCATCATCGGATCGTTCCGGCGGCGCTCGCGGAGCTTGTTGTTTATCTTGGAATGGTTTGCCGTGCTATATCGCTTTTGCCAGCGGCGAGCGCGTTCTCGATTATTGGCGCGGTACTCGTTGTGCTTCTGTTTTAGGATTTCAGCATTTTTGCGCTGATACTCAGCGTTCCGCTTGTTGTTACGCTCTCGGTTTTTGGCGTGGTTTTCATTCGATTTGGCTTTGTAGTATTCTTTGCTTTTCTCGTACTTCTCGGCCTGTTTGAGGCGGATAGCCTCCGTGTTTTCAGCGGCGTACTTGACTAGACGCTCTTTATCGTGGGCCACCTTCTCCGCAAATCGTTCAGGAGTTAGCCACTGATACCGCTTGTTTCCATCCTTGTCCTTCCAAGTGTAACCCCAGCAAACACGCCCATCCTCGCGTACGTCGCCACGTTTTGGTTCATTGTCCATGCGGAGTAAAAATAGTACAAAACTGAACGATGGCAACAAAAAACCCGCAAGCCTTTCGGCCTGCGGATTCTTGCGTTTTGCTGAGGAAATCAGCTACAAATGACCTGTGTGAGCGCTCCTGTGCAACGTCGGAAGATAATAGTCATTCCTTGGTTTGTGAATATAGGCTCCGAAGCGTGAACGAACTCAGCATAATGCTGACCCTTCTTCTCCAACGGATCTTCGCAGTCCGTATTGAACTTATAGGCACCAGTCACCCACTGCCATTCGCCCATATAGTTGGTCGGCATCCACGCCAAATCGCCAACCCGATTGACGGGCCGCACGATGTGGCTCTTGAACACATACGGAGTCACGATGAACGCGGCCTCGTACGGAGCAGTCGTCCAGCTCGAATTGACGCTGAACACAGTGCCCTTCGTTCCGCTCGCACTAGTGAAGGGTTGGACCAGCGTGTACTTGCCACCGGCATAGGTGAAGCGAGGCGGGAACAGATTCGGCACATGGCGATAGTTCTTAATCACCCGGTTCGCGCCAATCCGCTTGAGCAACTCCGCACCAGCGCCACTGCCCTGATCAGCGAAGCGCAAGTCATCGCGGAACGCGGGGTTGTTCTGAGCGATACGCTGCGAAGCCTCCAAGCCGATATATAGCGGGAACACCGGACCGTCGCTGCTGTACGAGATGAAACCGGAGCTATCAGGATTCGTCGCGCCGTTACGGATCAGCGTAGCAGCCGCGACATCCAGCATCTCCTGAGTCAACTCAGAGGTGGACTGATTGAGCGCCTGACCAGCCGATCCGGTCTGAATCCACGGGAACTCATTCACGCCAGAGGGAATCGTCTCGACCTGAGTGAAGGACGAGTCGGCCACAGCCTTGATGGCGAACTTCGCGAACGTATTCTGATAGCGAGTCTCCCATGAACGCTGAGCGCGGATCGAGAGCTTCTCCAAGTACACGCGCAAGAACGCCTCGACGCGGTGGTCATAGGTCAGGTCATCCTTACACAGAAGCGGACCCTTGAGCGCGAAACGCTCAGGACTCCATGTAACGGAATTGAAACCAACCGGAACCTCGCTGTAGGTGACATCGCAAGCGCCGCCGTTGTCGCCGGGGTTACCGCTCGCAAGGGTAATGGCCGACCACTCCTCAGCCGAAGTCGGCTCGATGCTGGTCGTGTTGTACGAGGTCTGGGTCAAGCCAGTACCTTGAGGATACTCTCCGCGCTCAATCATATTGAGCCACATCGAGCGATACGAGGCGCGTTTATAGACGTCCTGCGCGAGCGACTCAGTCGCTACGGCGAAGGCGTTGAAGACATTAGGACAAGCCATATTGAGAAAAAATTAAACCGACGTTATCTGCATTTGGTAGGCCATTCTATCCATCCATCAAACGATGGCGGATCGGACCTACGCGCTGACCGATGCGGAGCGTCATTGCCGCTTAGACAGTTTTGCGATGGCTGACCAAGCCTCCGCCTTGCTTAGGGTCGATAAGCCGGACTGACGCATAATTGCGTCACCGAGTCAATTAGAATATAGTTACCTCGTCCGTTAGCTCACTCTGATCCGCCATGTACGTTTTGTATCCTTTGATGAGCGTTCCGATCCTATGCGGCTGGATGATATGTTCCTTCGCGATGAATCCCCTGAACGTATACGGACCCGGGAATTGACCGATCATCAGCGCATAGTAATCCACGCCGTCGGTCTTGGAACCTTTGCGCGCATCGACCAGTAGCTTTCCATTCTCGTACTTCGTCGTCTTCACATCGATGCGAATGCCCGGAGGAATAGGCGGAATAATCGCGTCGTAGAGCGGGTGCGGAGGCTCGCGGTTCGTGTCGATGTCGGGGTAGACATTAAATAGCTTACAGAAGGCTATCTCTCCGCACACGCCCTCCAGATCCACGGTTGCAGGGTCATCCGTGCTTATCTTCAAGTTCGTAGTGTTGAAATGACGGTTATTGCCGTTGCGATTCTTGGCTACGAAGTGGGCCAACTTCCTCTCAGCTTGATTGAGAGAAATAACTTGACCAATTTTAATTTTACTTAACATGGTCAAAAAGACGGAAAATTTTTGAGGGGGGTATCGTAAACGAAGCCACCCCGCAAAGGGGGTGCCATGTCCTACGTCAACTTTCGTGCCAATCCTAGGAAAAACAATCCTTTTGCCCCATTAGATTTACTTATCCTGACTATAAGTTTTCCCCCGTTGCACAATGTGTGTTATCTTCACTTCGAGACGACAACCTCAGCGAACCGATCCGGCATAGAACCGAGCAGATTAATCGAGACGCTGGTCGCTTCTCCAGCTTCGCTCCAGCCGAAAACGAGTGCACTTCTCTTGGCTACGCTGTTCAGTATCGTCTCGCGAGTTGCCTCGTCCTTCAGGCCGTCTAGGTCATAGCCGTCGACTCTTTCAAGCGTACTTGCGGCATCAGCGGCGAGCTTAGAACGGACGAGAACGGAGAGGCTTTCTAGGGATTGGATTTCATTTGAGGCAATTGTGTCCCTCATCCCCCGTCGAAACTTCGTCCAATCATCCCGTGATGCCTTGGACTGCAGAGTTGACTGAACTATTCCCGTTTCGTCTGAAATCGCCTTCCAGCTCTTTCCTGCTAGATAGAGCGCCTTCGCCTTTTCCCATGCCTTCCCTTTCATGCCAAGTACCTTGCAAGCCTAGGTAGCCTTTCGCAAGGCGAGTTTTCTCCGTTCCCCCGCCCCAAAAATTCGATTTTTGCGTTCGCCAGTCGTTCTCGTCTCAAAAATTTTTCACGCATTTTCCCCAATGAAACCGGCCTTTCACCCCCTTCCATCAAAAATAAACAAAAATAAATCTAGATTTTCCTTCCTTCGTGGATAGAATGAACGCACCGCAAGGGCGGCGCAGAAAACACCAACGAAAACGAAGATGACAAGCCACTCAGACCTTTCGTCCGCATCCAAAGCGTTCGGCAAGATTGCCGTAGAGCAAAGCAACGAAGCTGCCGCCGCCATGGCCATTTTCTTGGCGATATCCGCTTCCGAAGCCTATGCGGCAGAATTGGAGCAACGCCAAGCAATTGCTGCTGCAGTTGCCGATAGCGTCGCCACGGCCCAGCCCGTCACCGTCACCGTCACCAATGTGGAAAATGCAATCCGGTTTCTACGCTCCCGATTCGTTGACGTTGATTACGACACTTATCCGGACCGCGTCACTATCTTCGGTGACGATTCGTCCATTCCCGTTTCCGAAAACGGCGACGGTGACGAGGGACATTGGGTTTTAAATCTGGTTATTCCTCAAACCGCTTTCATCGACACAAACGCTATTTAATCCCATGCGCCGCTCAACCATCAAACGCCTCGCCGTTGCAGCCCTAATAATTTCCGCCGTCCTAATCCAAGCCTATCTAGAAACGTCCGCCGGTTTTACCCCCAACCACTAACCCCATGAAAGTCCTTGAATTTATCCGCCTTCGATCTTTTGAAGATCCTTTCATCCTATCCGGCGAAAAGTGGCAATTCGTCACCGTCAAACGCGCCGACGGCCATGAAGATATTGGAGTCTATCGCTTCTCAACCGATCTTTGCCACGATTACGCGGACTTCCGAAAGCTCTTTAATCTCGCCTGATTCCCCGCGATTCCTTTCGGGCAACTGAAGGGAATGGCGGTCAATCAAAGCCGATCAAATCAAATCAAATCAAATCCCATGAAAGAGACACTCGCTCAACTCTGCCTCCGCATAGATAGAACTCCGCGCATTCGAAACGAAGGAAAGCCCCATGAATGCATTGCCATTCTACCGTTTCCCGATTCGGAGCGTTGGGCCGCTTTCCATCTGTCCGATTATTACGTTTCCGCCTCCGTTTCCGGCCCTTGCTTAGAGTTTCGTCCCATCCCTTCCGCAAAGTAAATCCCATCCCATCCCATGATCCTAATATCCCGCACCTTCGAAGTCATAACGCCAGAATCCGCAGAGGAAGGCGAATCCGCAGAATCCGGTTTCCTATCTGAAGGCGAAGCCGTGACTTTCCGCGAGCTAGTCTCTCTTATGCGCGATCATCCCATCCCATCATCAAGTCCTTGCGCCGGTTCCCAGTGGGATTGGCTTTCGTCCCATTCCGAAACGGACTATCGCGATTGCTCTAACCGGACGGAATCCCTTCACCTTGACCGCTCAAATCATCCGCGCACGCTGAAATACTGGCGCAAAGCAATGATTGCGGCAGGAATCATCCGCCGGAAGTGATTCCCCGCGAGAGTCTATCCGCAAGGATAGCCTCCGGCGGTGAATCAATCCCGATTCCCGATTCAACAAATCCAATCCATGACTACAGAATACAGTGTTACAAAGTCCGAACTCTGCAATCTCCTCCGCGCATTCATTGCGCAACGCTCCGGCCTAGACTGGCGGAATTACGCGAGAGACTGCAACGACACCGTTGGTTTAGGTGCGTTGTGGACTGATAAAAAAACCATTTTGACCCACGGGAAGGATGCGCGCGCGCTTCTCTCATTCGTTAAAGAATCTTCGATTCCCGCCGATTATCTCCTGTCCGAATTGTCCGAAGGAAAGCGCCTTTCGTTCAATCCTGCGCGCGGTTCAATCGACTATTGCACGGGGCAGTATTTCCCTACGGAATACCGCGCCGCCGTGTGTCGCGCGATTTCTTCCGCGCTTTGGCGTTACCATGTGCACGGAGAGTCCGACATTCGCGCATGGGCCGTTGAAACCTTTGGTCGCGCTATCGCTTCCCGCTGGTTCTAACCCTATCCCCGCGCATCCAATGAAAATCACAGCAATCTTCCGCGATTTGTCGGATCAATTCTGGAATGGCTTTGGCGATTCAATCCCGGCCTTTCTCAATCTTTCACCACTGGCGCAATTCGAACGCGCACAATCTCTCGCGCATGAAATGCCGCGCAATGTCTCGGTGAAAATCGGAAACGGCTCTTTTCGCGACAAGGTAGAATGGAATCAGGCCATGCGCGACGCGACGCGAAAGGAGCGAATGACAGCCAAGATTGAGCCTCGCAAAGGCTACCGCCTGATTACCTTCGACATTTAACCCATTCCCCGCGCATCCATGAAATATTACGTCATGAAAACGAGTCTCGCGAGCGGCTCAAAACCGTTGCTAGAACATTGGGCCAAGTCCCAAGCGGACGCCGTCGCTTATGCGCGCCAGCAACTCGACCTTTGGCGCGAAGTAGGCGTCCTAAATCCTCCGCGTTATGAAGTCCATTATAGCGGCCTACGCGGCTCCGCCCTCTGGTCAAGTCTAGATTGAATGACCTATCCTCCGCGCCTTATTCGAAAGAGTAGGGCGACAGGGTAGGCCATAAAGTCCTCCTCAAAATAAATCCCGAATCATGAATCCAAAGCTAATCCCCATCCTCGAACGCATCATTGCTCGCGAGACGATCCTGCAATCATTCCACGCGGACAACCTCCCGCAATCCGCGCTCGCCTACATTCGTCATACCTACGTCATGTGCCGCAGCCTATCATGGGAGGAGCATGACCTCATCGAATCGCTCCCCGCGCTTTCGGACAACCGATCCGAATCCATTCGCGACGCTGGCGGTATCGGCAATCCCGATTCGTCCGTCTATCATCTATTCGATGACGGCTCTTTGTGGCTCAAAACCAACGCGTACAGCAGCGTATGGGCGGACGCGACAGACTTCGCCGTCGAAATCCTCCTCCCGCGCATGGAATTATCCCGCATGGACGCCGATTTGCTCCGCGCCATCGAAATGGACGATGCCGTCGAATCCGTTCGCGCTGACTTTTATTCATCCTTCGCCCATATCCTGAACCGCGATTGTGGTATCCCCTACTGCGACGCAGGCGAACATTGGAACGCCTATGCGCGCCAGCTATCGGATTCCGCGTGCGAGGCTGTCGTTCTAGGCGGCTCCGAATCAGGCCGCGCCGAGGGTCTTCGTTTCGCAGAATCATTCACCACCAACGCCTGAACCAATGAAATCCCACACTCCCGGCCCTTGGCTTGCAATTCCCACAACAGCCATTTCACGCAACCCTGATAGCCTCCGCATGGATATCGTCACGACGACTGGCGAATGGAATCCGGCGTTTATTGCTGGCGACATATTGCCCGAGGATGCGCGCCTTATCGCCTCCGCGCCTGACCTTCTCGCGGTACTCCAGCAGATCGCCGATGACGTCGAAGCATGGTCAGATTCTGGAGATTCTCAACTATTCCATGAACGGATGCACGCAAACGCCGAGGACGCACGTTTCGCCATCTCTAAAGCGAAAGGCAAACTGTGAGCCATACCCCCGGCCCTTGGCTTGTCCGATTCGACGAGGATCAATTCGACCCGACGCATTCGACTCTTAAGATCATCGATGGCCGTGAAGAATCAGTGAACCATACACACGGCGCGCTCTCCCTCGCCTTCATCAACGTGAGCGCCTTCGCGCCTCACATGGACGAACCGCTTGCAAACGCCAACCTCATCGCCTCCGCGCCTGAATTGTTATCCGCGCTTGAAGCCGTAACGAAAGCCTATGTCGAACTAATCCAGTCTGATTATCCGCCTTCGTGGAGTGCTGAGAAAGACAGTGAAGTCATTGCAGCGCGTAAAGCCATCGCCAAAGCGAAAGGCAATCTGTGAACCACACTCCCGGTCCTTGGACAACCAAGAAAATCGACACCGGAGTTTACGATATTTGTCGAGTCGGCAACGATGGCTTGAGAACTAGAGTTTGCCGCCTGCACGCATCTCAGATCGAGCCGGAACATGGCGGAGATGTTGAAGCCAACGCGCATTTAATCGCCTCCGCCCCCGCTATGTTATCCGCCCTCGAACGTCTCGCGCATCCAATGGCCGATGATGACGACCTAGACTTTGCTCGCGCCATCACCAGGAAGGCGAAAGGCCTTTAAGCCGCTCCGATTATCCGGTAAACCCTGTCCGCGCATCAAATCCCACGAATAAACCGCATCCGCGCATCAAATCATGCATCCATTGCTTCTTTCGGCCCTGATTCAGATCGAATCCAGCGGAAATGATCTTGCCCGTGGCCGTCACGGCGAACTTGGCGCGCTCCAGATCAAGCCGATTCTTGTACGCGATGTGAATCGCATCATGGGAACGCATTACGCGCACGCCCAAGTCACCAACCGCGCCGTCGCGACGTTCATCGCCAACGCATACCTAAGCCATTACGGACGCAATCTCAGCGACGAATCGCTCGCAAGGATCTGGCAAGGTGGGCCAAAAGCCCTCAAACGATCCTCTTCCCGCGCCTATGGCCGTCGCGTCATGCGAAAACTTTCCTCTCTCGAAACCAGTCAAACAACAGCAAAGAAATGAAACTAACCATTCAATCCAAACAGAACGCCCAGACCATCGTCGATTTGTTCAACGCAATTCTAACCGGCGAGGAGCAAGAACACGGCGCAACCCCGCTCTCGATTTACGACGACAACAAACATATCTGCTCCCTCATCGCGAAGGATGGCACGCAAATCCTTGAACTCATCATCGAGCGCGAGCAGGGCGACGTGCTTTGCTCCGGTACACCTGATTTGGAGACGCTATAATGAACCGAAATATCCCGCTCGATGAGTTGGCCAAACAACTTGAGCTGATGGCCGATGATTTTAAGAATCCTTTCATCGCATCCGCATCAACCCGTCTCGCGCACGTCGCCGCCGCGCTCACCTGCCTTCAGGACGCGCTTTTCTACGTCAGGATGTACAAGTCGCTCGACACGACCGGCGAGGGCGAGAAACGACGACAACAACTCATCGACGATTCGGAGACGATCATCAACCTCATCCGCACGGGAGGACTGTATCCATGAGCCGCAACCTGTTCGCGAAGCCAGTCTACAAAGTCCAGCTCAGCGGCGCGATTGGCTGGTCCGACATGAAGGAGAAGGTCGTCAGCTACCGCACGGTCGAATTCGCATCGCGCAAGGATGCGGAGAAAGCGGCGCGTGAATTGAATCCCGGCGAATACACGCAAGGGCGGATTCGGGTCGTCCCGGTCGAACTGTCGGAGGACTACGATGTGTATCCGGTCGTCGAGCGAATGAGCGAAAAGCCAAAATCCATCTAACTTCTCCAATCCGCCCCGCGCATCTAACTCGTAGGCCATTCAACCCCCATTCGAGAGCATGAAAATCGGTCAGATTCAAAATTCGATTCTAGCGGCAGAGAGACGCCAAACTGCATCCACAGGCCGTTCGCCAATCAAAATCGCTCTACGGGGCGTTTCTGAGCGATTGAACGCTATGTCGAACGAGCGATTGAGCGGTCTTGGAGGGGTTTCAATTCCGCCGCTGACTGCGTCCGCCCCGGCAGGGAGCGGTTCAAGCAAGTCAGCGAAAGCGGAATTGTACTCCCTATTTATGGGGAGTTAAGTAACTCCCAATAGGGGAGATAGCGGTAACAATGCTAACTTTCTGTTAGCCAAAAGTGGGTTAGATGAAAGTTAGTTTGGGAGATGTTGACAATATCGAAACGAAGAGTGAATTTAAAGTTCGTATGAGCTATCTAGAAAACGGATCGACGCACCGGAGCCTGTTCCGATTAATGCCGCCCCTGCATCACGATGCGGACCCGAACCGCTCGCAAGTTCTGGCCTACATTCGGGAAAATCTGATTTGCGATATCGGGCGGTCGATACGGGCGTTCAACTCGATGCGCCATCCCAAGTCGAAGGTGGTTGTCTTCGATCAAGTCCACCGGATGTGGAAGGGCTGCGACTGGTTGCCCTCCGATGAGAACTCCAAGGACGCCATGATCTTGGTTGAGCATCGGGCATTGGAACGCCGGGTCATCGCGATGGATGGCGAACTGCGAAAGGCTTTGAAAGAAATCAAGAGGCTGAACAAGCAGATGGCCGACTTGTATTCCGACGCGAAGGAGATGGGCAAGAGCCAAGACGAGGATGTCAACTGGCTGGAAGAGATGAAAGAATCACTCGGAAGACCCAGCGAAAAACCCCGCAAAACCAAGCATCAGCCACCGGCCAACACCATTGAATCGATGGTTGCCGCAGCTTGGAAGTGAGAATTATCAAAATAGATTTGACTCGACCTGATGCAACCCATAACTTGTCACAACGATTTTTTGCAATCAGGCGTAGAGTGCGTCGAGGTGGCGCAACGAGGTTTCGGATTTTTACCTGTAATGATCACCTGATTGCATAACCAACGAACCATGAAGTGCTACACGACCAAGACTGCCGCTGAGATGCTGAACGTATGCAGCGAGACATTGCGCCGACTCTGCCGGGAGGGCGCACAACACCGCCGCGTCGGTCGTCGAATCCTGTTCACGGAATCAGATTTGGCCGCGCTGCTCGATTCAAAGGTGATGCGAGATGAAGTAAATCCGTTCGCCCGGAAAACGAAGGCTCAGGAGGAAGTGAAATGAATCAGTGCAGCAGCTTAGACCGAAAGGTATGCACGGTTTGTAAATTGGAACAAGGCTTCGATTGTTTCGCAAAACAAAAGCTAGGAAGGAACGGTTTAAAGGCAAGCTGCAAACTGTGTGACAAAAAATATCAGATTGCAAACAAAGACAAAATTTCAGATCAAAAATCAAAATATTACCAAGAAAACAGAGATAAAATAATAAAGAGGACCAGAGAGTGGTATGCATCAACCATTGATCAAAGGCGTTTAAACGATAAAAAACGTTACGTTGAAATTAGGTCAAATCCAGAAAGCCTTTTGATCTTGAGGGAAATAATGAAAAAAGGATCAAAAAAATACAAAAACAAGCATCCAGAACGGGAAAAGGCTCGATCAGCCGTTCGTCGCGCAATCAAATCTGGAAAATTAACTCGACCTTCAGATTGTTCGTCTTGCGGATGCGAATGCAAACCGGATGCACATCACGATAGTTATGATGTAAAAGATTGGTTGAATGTCAGGTGGTTATGCGACAATTGCCATGCAACTTATCACCGCAAACATTCAGATCAACCGAAATAAATTTTGTCCGCTGAGTTCAGTGGATGTGTAAACAACAAAGAAACAACAAGAGAATACAAATGAGCAGCAACCTATTAGCAACAACGCAACCGCCAGTCAGTCCTGACGGAGAGTTCTACTCCCGCATCGGAACATCGCTTGAAGCGGTCAAGGAACTCGGATCGTGGATTGCGCGAAGCGGAGTCTTCAACTGTCAGAAGGACGAGCAAGGCAACATGATCGCCCTTGAATGCCTAGCCACTCGCAAGACTCCGTTCGACTTCAAGCGAGAGTTTCATCTGGTCAACGGCTCGTTGACGATGCGCTCAGACGCGATGCTCGCCGGATATCGGACTCGGGGCGGTAAGGTCATTTGGAAGCAGTTCGATTCGACTGCTGCTATCGGAGTTTGGAAATTCGACGGCAACGAATGCGAAATCGGATTTACGACCGAGGACGCAAAAATCGCAGGACTGCTTCCCGCTAAGGCTGGTTCTGGATGGCAGAAAGATCCGGCAGCTATGCTCCGCGCTCGCTGTATTTCCAAGGCTATTCGAATGCTCGCACCTGAAGTTGTTGCTGGCGTCTATACCCCGGAGGAGGCTGCTGATTTTGCTGCGCCGTCAACACCCACCGTCACCGCTACGACGCGCCAGACAGTCAACGTGACGCCGGAATCAGCCTTCTCGCTCGTTGAGAAGTTAGAGCAGATTCTTGAGCCACATTCCGAGGCAGCGAATGCGTTCCTCATCAGCAAGAACTTGATCAAGGAAGGCCAGAACTTCCGCGATGTATCCACGAAGGTGGCCAACATGATCCTCGCCGATGCCGACGGCTTCATCTCCAAGGCTAAGGCGTTCGCTAACCCGCCCACCGAATGAGCATTCTCAACCAACACGTCAACCTCGACATGCCAGCGGAGAAGTATCACGCCGTTGATGCTCTAAGCAAAAGCATGATGTCGAAGATCCTCAAGTCCCCGGCGCACTATCGGGCCGCGCTAGAGGAGCATCAGGAGCCGTCCAAGGCCATGCAGATGGGTACGGCGATTCATACCGCTGTACTTGAACCGCAACTGTACTCGCAAGTCGTCGCCGTGATTCCGCCGGACATCGATGGACGTACGAAGGAAGGAAAGCAGTGGAAGGAGCAGCATAAGAGCCGCATCCACCTGACTCACGCTGAAGACATCGACGTGCAAGGTGTGGCCAACTCTGTCCGTCGCCATCCGTTCTGGGACATCATTCATCTCGACCACCGGATCGAAGCCAGCGTGTTCGCTCAGGATGAGGAAACCGGCATTGCTCTCAAGGCACGTCCCGATCTGTGGATCGAGGGTCATACGCTCGTTGACATCAAAACAACCGACGACGCATCGCCCGAGGCGTTCCTGCGAACCATCGCCTCGTTCGGCTATCATATACAGGCCGCGCACTATCTGGAGATGACTGGCGCTGATAGCTTCATCTTCGTGGCGGTCGAGCGTAAGGCTCCGTATGCTGTCGCCATCTATCGACTGGATGCCGAATGGCTTCAGGCTGGCGCGAACCTTCGTAGGAAGGCAATCTCGACGCTGCACGAATGCCGCGCACTGGACAGTTGGCCAGCCTACCCAACAGCGACGCAAACCCTTTCATGCCCTAAGTGGGTTCTGAATAAATCCGAAAACTAACCACCGAATAAATTATGTTCCAAGTAAACCGCCGAGATGCCGGAGGCCGATACATCGATGCCGAAGGCGATTACACCGTCACCGTAGCCAAGGTCGAGGAAACGCTCGACGCCAAAGGCCGCGAGGTCTGTAAGGTTACGTTTAAGACTGAAGATGGCGCATCCATCACTGACCGCTTCATCAATCAGGAGAATGTCTGGTTTCGCGTCAATCAGCTTGTCGCAGCGACGAAGCACAATGTTCCCGATGGAACCGAGTACGACTTCCTTGGCGTCAAGGGCAGCTACGCGGCGTTTCTCAAGTCAATGACCGGCTTGGAGCTACTCATCACCGCTCGATCCGAGGAGTACATGGTCAACGGCGAGACGAAGCGGACCCTTCGCATCAAGAACATGCGCGAGGTTCCGATTGCCGAGGTCGATGGCGACGATCTTGATCCGAAGCCGTTCTGAACCGCATCACGGAGGGGAGCGCATTCCGCGATAACGCTCGAAACTAAAACCTAAGAATTAAAAAACGTATCTATGGTCAAGCCAATCAAAGAAGACAAAGAGCAGTATCGAATCACATTCAAAGGACTGCTGTCCATTTATCTGCCCGACGCAGTTATGAACGAAGTCTTCAGCGCAATCGAACTGTCCTGCCGTCGCAACGGCTGGGGCATTGCAATCAACGAAGAGAACCGACTGGACTTTGTTCAGATGCAACAAGTGAAGGAATCGAAATGAACATCGAAGAAACCAAAGAAGCCATTCGTGTGATGCAGGCATTTGTGGATGGTAAGGACCTAGAGGTCTTGGGTCCTGTTGGAAAATGGGAACCATTATATTTCCCTCGGTGGGGCTGGGACGACACAAAGTACCGCATCAAACCCACCTATGTCCTCCGCCCATGGACTGCGGATGAGGTTCCGCTGGGAATGCAGGCGAGGAATCGTGAATACCCCAAAACACGTTGGTTGATCGACCGCACATCTAGCGAAGAGAACAGAAAGGATTGGTGTGAAAAATACGAACATTCAATCGATGGTGGCAAAACATGGCTCCCGTGCGGAGTGATGGAGGAATCCAAATGAACGATCATATTCCTGACCCCACGAAAATGATCAGCGATACACCGAGGATGGAAGCAGCACTCTTCAACGCTCCCGATGCTGGATTTGCCAATATCTGGAAGGTTGGTTGTGACATCGAACGCGAACTTGCCACCGCTCAAGACCGCATTCGATTGCTTGTTGCAGAGCGTAACACCGCACGATTGCAAGCCGATCAAAAGATCAGCCTCCGCGAAGAGTTCCGAGAATTGCTTGGAACAGACGAAATCGAGCAGGGAGTGGTTGTTGTGCGTGGGTTACAAGAGCGCATAAAGATGTTAGAGGAGGATCTAATGGACGCGAATAACAAGCACGCCGCGCTGGTTGCGGACGTTGCGTTGTACGAAGACAGAGGGGAGCGCATCAAGCGGCTGGAGGAGGCGGGGGATGCGCTAGCCAATACCCAGACCTACGACCTGTTGGCAACCGTCAACTGGCGCAAAGCCAAGGAGGCCAAGCCGTGACAGACGAAGAAATCAACGAAGCAATCGCTTTGCAGCTTGGATGGGCGAAGTGCGCCTGCGGAGATATTCGGTGTGGCGTATGGTTTCCTCGTGGAACATCACACCCAAACGAGGCTGAACTTGGTGTCCCAAGTTTCTGCAAAGACCTCAACGCGATGCGCCAAGCAGAGATGGTTGCACTTGGTGGATCAACTGCATGGCTTGAGTTTGCGGTGAATCTGATGCGAGTGCTTGAGGCTGAGCAAATGTCGGAACTGGACGGGATGACGCGCATTCTACAAGCCACCGCTCGTCAACGCGCAGAGGCATTTCTGAGGACGGTTGGCAAATGGAAGGAGTCGAAATGAGCGATCATATTCCTGACGCCACGAAAATGATCAGCGATACCCCCATATCCGACTCAACCCCTCACAACGTAGCCGAGCTAGGTATACTGTGTCGAAGACTTGAGCGACTCGCAGCAGTACGACTGGCTTACATCACGCAACTCGAAACAGAGAACGATTCGATGCGAGCGGATCTGCTGCTGTGGAAGAACGGAGGGCCGTTGCCGTGAAACTCAAAGAGGTTCTCGCATGGGTTAAAGCAGAGCTGGAGTTCCACAGGAGACATCCAGAACTGTGGCTTGCACTTGTGATTGCTGGTTCGGCTTACTTCATACTGAAGGAGGTAAATCGGTGAAACGCTACACCCACATCCTGTTGCGACGAATGCCTCCACTCAACGGATTTAGTATTAAGACTCCAGAAGGTAAGTTCCTAAGCGACATACGCCCACGAGGCATCGTCAGAGAACTAAATCGTCTCAACGACCGAATCAACAATCTCGAAACAGAAAACGACGCAATGCGAGCGGATCTGCTGCTGTGGAAGGAGAAGGAGGTAAAATGAGAGACTGCGCCTTCATCTACGTCCACGCATTTAACGGATTAGTGCGCGTTGAAAGTCTTGATACAGCCAAGCACGTCGATCAAAGCCCAGAGTGGAAACACGTCGCGACAATCAACCCTCACGTTGTTCTTGAGAGCATTCTCCGAGCAAAGGGCAAAGAGCGGAACCTAATCATTAAACACCTGCTGACATGAAACACCTTCACGACCTGCCTGCCGACCACCGGCTGCGGAACGTCGCCATCCAGGACATCGATGTCAGAATCCGGTGCCGACACACTGGGACGACTCGCAATCCTCGACTCTGGAAGATCAAGCACGACACCTACAATCGCCTGGGCGACAACTGGAAGATCAACTTCGATTTCATCCTGCAACCAACCCCATAACAACCGACACCTATGAGTACACACATCAAGATCGAGAATCAGACCGAAGTCCCAGTATTGGTTGCTCTTTTCGAGCAGCCCAAATGCAACGACCATCCGACACGCTCGGCTGTTCTTAAACCCGGCGAGAGCTGCGACTGGGGAAGCGGCTCCGTACCGCTGGGCAATTACCAGTGCTACGCGGTTATGTCCGGTGATGCGTCATCCCATGACGAGTGGGTATGGCATTTTCCCGGCATCGCAGAAGTCGTCGCGCCGCTGGAGCTAGGATTTAAACTGTGGCATGCAGGCGACATCGACTGGGCCAACGTCAAGGCTATGTCGAGCGACGATTTGAACGCTACGTTTGGATCTGCGTATACCTCGGCCAAGTCATCTACAAAATCATGGAACGGAATGTCCTCCTGCATTTTCCATATCAGGGGCGGTCCTAGTTGGGTCGAGGAAACGGAGCAGGTAGGCATCTACCGCCCGAAGACCATCGCCTACAATGGCGTTCAATCGACTCCGATGAAGAGCGAGTGATTATGAAGAAACCAGCCAAATACACAGTTATCACCATCGACTCGGCGCTCCACGAAGAGGTTCGCAAACATTGCGACGAGAATGGTTTGAAGATCGGATTTTTCGCCAATCAAGCGTTAAGGAAGTTGCTGAACAAGAAGTGCGCCACGACGCAATCGAGCGCGCCTTCTACCGACAGTACAACGAACGAATGACGGCGAATCGCACCGTGTGGTGCGGACAAAACCCTCTGGCCGTCATGAAGCGGCGGTCGGAGGGGCAAATTTCCTAAAATTATGAATCTAAGAGAATACCAAAAAAAAGCAGTAGAGTGGGCCAAAAATAGCTATGGGCTGATCGTCGCACCGGCAGGCAGTGGCAAGACATGGATTGCTGCATCGATCATCAAGCATTACCACGAATTTTATCCTGACATGTCGTTTGGATGGATGGCCCCAACACGCGAGACATGCCAGCAAGCGCGCACATCGTTGAGAGTCGCGGGAATTCCAGACAACATTGTAGACGTCCGCTGTCCGCATGAGTCAGTGGACTTCAGCAAGAAGAACCTTCTTATAGTGGACGAAGCGAAGCACAGCCCTGCCGCCGGATGGCGTCGCATCATCGAGTCCTGTAACGGTCTGCGTTATGGTTTCGATGCCACGCCGTGGGGAGATGACGAGGATCGCAACGCTGTAACGCGAACGCTTTTTCGCAACCGCACCTACGAGATAAACCGCAACGACATTGGCGATTCATTGGCCGACGCTTACCTCGAAATCAGCCACGCCACGGACCTTAACATCCAGCAGAAGATCGACGACAACATCGACCGGCTGTTCAACACTCGCGTCAAGTACATGCGGATCAGCGAGGATGAATTGAAGCGTATGTGCGCTTGGGAATCGCTCGTCGATATCGGCATCTGCCAGAACCGTGAGCGCAACAACTACGCCATCAACTACGCGGTCGAACACCTCGACATGCAGACGCTCATCCTCATTCCGCGCATCACGCTGGGCGAGGACTACGAAAAGCGCATCCCTGGTTCGCTCCTCGTCCATTCGAAGATCGGCAAGAAGCAGCGCAAGGCGGCAATGGAGGAATTCAAGGCTGGCAACCTGCGAACCATGATCGCCACCTCGCTAGCCGACGAAGGATTGGATCTGCCCAACGTCGAGTTACTCATCATGGTCAGCGGCGGTCGGTCGTCGCAGAAGACCATCCAACGAGCCAGTCGAGCATTGCGGAAAACAGAAACCAAGAACTGCGCGACAATCGTAGATTTCTCTGACAAATTCCACCCCATCGGAGCGTTCCACGCTAAGAAGCGAATGGCTTGCTACCGTGAACTAGGTTGTATTTTCCAATGAGTGTATCCACGCCAGCAAACGAAACATCCACGCCCACCGAGAACGTAGTCTATCTGATCGGCGAACTGCGCGGCATAAGTCGGCAGACAGAAACCAAGACAGGCTCGCTCATGGTGCGCCGCGTTATATCAATCGCCCGTCACTGGACTGACAACGAAGGGCGCTTCCACGAAGACTTCGATGAGTTCGAGCTGTCCTCATGGGGACAAGTTGCAGAGAAGATTATCGAGATTCAGAACGGCGCTCTGGTGCGCGTCAAAGGCCGTGTGAAGGTCGAGAAGTGGAGCGAGGGCGGAGACACGAAATCAGCGGTTCGAATCGCTGCCGAGCAGGTTACTATCCTCTGTTACTAAGCGAATGAAAAACATTACTTATGTCCCAGCAAACGGACACATACCTCAGGCTGTTGTTCTGGAAGTGGTTGAAGACCTGAAAACCGGAAAGACCTACCGGCAAATCGCTGACGATTACGCTGTCAGTCTTGGGTGGATATCAAAGGTTAAGCGCGGACAGATAAGGAAAACCCAATGAGAATCCTCAACCTCGGCGGTGGAGTCCAATCGACGACGCTTTACCTGATGGCAATGCGCGGTGAAATTGATCCGATTCAATGCGCCATCTTCGCTGATCTTGGTGAGGAGCCAAAGTCAGTCTATGCCCACATGGAATGGCTCAAGAGTCTGGGTGGGCCAACTATCCACGTTGTCTCGGCTGGGATTCTTGGCAATGACTTGATGCGCGGAATCAATTCAACCGGACAGCGATTCGCTTCGATTCCCGCATTCACGGCTCAAAAAGAAGGTGAGCCGCTTGGTAAAACTCGTCGCCAATGCACCAGTGAATACAAGATCTTGCCGATTGAAAAATTTATCCGTCGCAAACTTCTTGGGCTGGCAAAAGGTCAGAGGATAAAGACGAAGCTAAACCAGATCTTTGGAATCAGCCTCGACGAAGCTGGACGAGCCACACGCATTAAGGCCAACAGTCCGCATTGGTCAGAGCCGGTGTTTCCATTATGCGACAAGATGATGACCAGAGCCGACTGCGTGAAGTGGCTTGAGACTTTCGGAATACCTCACACGGTTCCAAGATCCGCTTGCGTGTTCTGCCCTTACAAGTCGAACCATGAGTGGTTGCTGTTGCGTGAAACAGACCCAGAAGGATGGGCGAGAGCTGTCGAAATAGACGACGCGCTTCGGGTTGAAGGAACCGTTTGCAACCGCAACCTCAATGAAAAGTTCTACATCCATAAGTCTTGCCGTCCCCTCAAGGAGGTTCATCTAACCGACAACGAGCGCGGACAGTCAGAATTCAACCTTGAGTGCGAAGGTGGATGCGCTCTCTGACATCTACTATCCGAGAAAACGAGCGTTTACACTTTTCAAAATGAGCGTCGAACAAATTTATCAGTCTACAAATATGAACAAATCAAACCAAACAATCGTTGCGGTCGATCCGGGTGTGGGCGGTGGATTCGCGGTCAGCACCTCGGAAGGAATACTCCTATTTCCAATGCCTGAGTCGCTGCCAGATACGGCGCAATTACTGGCAGGATTCAAGGTGGCCGACTCGCATCTGTGGGTCGAGAAGGTGCCAAAGTTCGTCAGCAAACTCACGTCGTCGGCCAGCATGGCGACGCTCCATGAGAACTACGGGATTGTGCAGGGGCTAGGCTACGCGCAAGGCTACGCACTCCACCGTGTTGAGCCGAAAATCTGGCAAGAACCACTTGGGCTTGGAGGACGTAAATCATGCGAAACCGGACCAGAATGGAAGCGAAAGCTAAAAAGCAAAGCTCAGGAACTGTATCCGAATCTGGACGTCACACTCAAAAACTGCGACGCCCTTTTGATCCTCCATTACGCGATGGGCGGTGGCCGGTGATACACAAAGCCAATCGTCCGCCCTCGCCCGAGGAGTTGAAACATCTGCTCATCATGGCGTTCTGCATGGGCATGGTTATCACTGCGGCCTACTTCGTTCTCTTCGTCGTCAAATGAGCGAGAACAACATCAAGCCCATGTCCGAAGAAACGGACGTGGAGACATTGCGAGCGGCCATCGCAGAATACCAATGGTTGGCCAATGTACTTTTCAAATCTCTCGGGTGCGGATGCAACGGAACTCAAGACCTTTGCTGGAACT